ATTTTTAATGAATACAAATTAAGCTGTATTATACTAATGATGGATATTAATATGCAATTTATTATGTGTCTTTAATAAATAAGCTTTTTTATTCATTGCTACCTAAAAAATAGATTGGTTGAAGAGGGAGCATATTCTTGTCATCGTCAGTCATCTTATAATAGAATTCTTGCCAAAGGTCAATAAATGTGTCAATGTCAAGAAGGCGAATATGCCGATGGCTCTCTCTTGCAGAACGCTCTGCCTCAGAGGTAAAAGTACCAGATGTTACGAACAATCCAATATCTCCATCTTTGTTTAGTAGTCCAGTCAAACTTCTTATATCATCTACTGGTATTGATGTGTCGGGCCTATGCTTTACCTGAACCTTTAGTCTTGGAGCAGTTGCACCAAGTGGGTCATTGTATGCAATGATATCTAAACCTCCATCTTTTCCCTTTGGTGAAACAAAAGGAGTGTGATAATTCATAGCACGGAGAAGAGCGGCGACCATATCTTGAAACTCGTAAGGATTTTTGCTCCTGATGAAGTCTTTTATTCCTGCCTTTGCTTCTTCACGCAACGAGTCTAAGCTTGCCTTAATCGTTTGACTTTTGTCTAAATCAAGTTCTGTTGGTTCTTCTTCGCCTTTAGTTTTCTTCTGCTTATTATCTTCAGCCCAATGTTTGTATAGTTGGGAGGCTGTTTCAAGTAATTTCACAGGCCCTTTTTGGATAGCCTTTTCTCCTTCATCTGTTAGATACCACACGCCCTTGTTTTTCCTCAAATATCCAGCTTTCATTGTGTCAATAGTGAAGAAATGTAGGATTGATTCCCATCTAACATATCCTGTCTTTTCGTATATTTCTTTCTCCCATTCAGATAATTCAACAGACTCCCTAATCTTGTTTACTACCTCTTTGCCAGGCATACTACCACCTGCGGCCTTCAGGATCTTGAATGCTTCGAAAATCACTTTGACAGCAGTTTGTCTTGAAGGAGAAAGTTTTTCAATTTCACTACTCATTGGATTGAATATTTAGGATTATGGCGTCAAGTTACTAAATAATTTAATTGTTCTCCCTGATTACTTGCGAGATATGTTTTATTTATTATCTTTGTCATTCAGAATTAAGGAGTTACTATTTCGTAACATAAATTCAAACTACACTAACCCCTTTTACTTAACTAAATATGAGGATTGTCCACTGGGCAGTCCTCTTTTTTTTGATGTCAAAAACTTTCAATAAAAAGTGTTTGTATAACAAGCACCTATCACTAATTTCGTGTTCAGAAAGAATCGGTTTCATAACAGGAACAAAAAGCACGAAGAGAGAGAATGAAAACGAAAGTGATAGAGAGATTGAAACCCAAAGCAGCATCGTTGGGGTTCACAAAGAAAGAGCTTGAAGGTGTCACAGACATAATCGTCAGAAACCTGCAAGAGGATGCGTCAGACGAATCTGTGGACGAGGAGATAGACAAAGCACTCCAGTTTCTTGAGATTTCGCAGTCAATGGCAAACAGAGTAATCAATGCCAACATCACCAAAACAAAACAGCCAAAAGGGGAGGAAAACACTTCTCCTGACAACGCTACTCAACAAAGTGATGAACCTGACTGGTTCAGAAACTACAGAGAACAGCAAGAGCAGAGATTACAACAGCTTGAGAATGCTAAAATCTCAGAATCAAGAAGAGAGAGATTTGAGAAGAGCCTATCAGGGTTACTTCCTAAACAGAAGGAAGACAGACTGAAAGACTTTGACAGGATGGCCTTTAAAGATGAAGAGGATTTTCTCAATTATCTGGAAGATAAATCAGCAATGGTGTCGGAGATAAATCAGGAACTGGCCAACGAAGGGCTTAGTAAGATGTCAGCACCACCAGCAGGTACTTCAGCAAAGTCGTCAACAGATGAGTTCATTGAAAAGATGGTTCAACTAAACAAAAACGCAGAGTAAACAATGGACTACAGAGAGACACCTCAAAGTGGGAAAAGCTATATCCATATGTGGGATGTAGCTTCAACAGAAGAGTTCATCGGAGGATTTGCCATTGAGAAATCCAACCTCCCTGCAACACAGGAGAAGGTACTCAAAGGCACATTTCTGAAGGTGGACTTCAACGAGAGAATAGCAAGAGTAGTGAAGACAGCACAACTCGCAGAAGCTATCACAGCAGAGACTACTTCAGTGAAAGTGAAGAAAGGAGCAATGCTCATAAATGGAGATATACTTGGTTCAGGAACAAAATCAGTGTCAGTGGCTAACCTTGACACTACCAACCCTGACTATGATACCTTCACCATTACAGCAGGAGCACTTGGAACAGTATCGGCAGGTTCAGTATTGCAAGAGTATGCAGAAGCAGGATCAAGTAAGCCAGTGGTAAACCCAGATGGTATGGCCTACACAGATTCAAAGATTGATGCCTTGCCATCCTGCACAGTGATATTCAAGGCTTATGACATTCAGCCTTTGGCCTTGCCACAGCCTTTGACATCAGCAATAGTCACAGCACTGAATAAGTGCCAATTCATCATAAAATAGGGGGGAGAGAGATAGATGGACAAGAGAATAATTGACATCATACAAGAGCCAGTAGCGTTCAGTGCCTTCATCAACGAGAACATGAAAAACTCAACCTACAAGGTTGCGTGGAATGAGGAGATGAGTGTTGAGTACGAGGCTTCCAAGAGCTTCGCAGAGCTCACAGCAGAGTACGCTGCTGCAATGGTTGGTACTGTTATTGACAGGAACTCACCAAGACCAAAAAGAGATATGCCAAGTGTAGGGGAAATCTCCGGCACACTGGCACGATTCGGAGACGAGTGGCAAATCTCCAACGACAGACTGGAGAAGTACTTCTACATGGAGGACAGATACCGCCAAGTGAGTAAAAACCTCACAGAGACACAGAAGAATGACCAGTACAAGAACATAGTGAAATACCTGTTCAATCCTTATGAGTTAGCGGCTATAGCACCTCACAGAAGGATTTGGGCACAATACCTTGAAGGGTTGTCGGATGGTCAGGTTACACTCACCAAACACAACAACGAAGGTGGTCTAGTATGGAAGACAGCATTGCCTATAGGCATACAGAAAAACATCCTTCGTGCAAAGGATGAGATATGGTCAGAGAACACCCTTGAGACTATGGATGTGATTAGTGTCCTGAAGTATCAGGAGACATTAGCCAATAGTGCAGGTAAGTCAGTCCTCAAACACAGGGTAAGTGATGCTACTGCCTCACTGATTGAGCAGTGTAAGCAATTCAGAGACCTGATAGGTCTGAAGATGCTCAACATACAGACAAGCACCACCCCTGGCATATCACTGGAGCATATCAACAACTACCTAAACTCAATCAGGATAGCACCTATTGAGGTGGTTAAGGAATTTGGTACTTATGCCAATGGGACAACCTTCTCTCTCTTCAAGGATGGAAGAGTCGTTTCTATGTGTGCACCGAGAGTGGCTGTGCTGAAGGTATCAGACCCACTGGAGGCATTTGACCCTATACCGAACAAAGTATATACTTCGTTCTTTGACAACCTTATCTCCCAGTGGAGAGATAGCAAAGGTCGTTATGTGGCTTATGAGATGTTTGCCTTCCCTGCCTTCGTAGGAAGGGGAGATGTATTTATCCTTGATGTAACCAAGAAGGCTTAGTTATGACAAATTCAGAAGCTATTCAGGAAGACCTCAGACCATACCCAGTGAGAAGGAGTTTGATTGAGAGAAAGTGCGATAAGTATGGGTTGGATGCGAGTGGTTTATATAACACTCAAAATGAGAGGTTAATAACATTCATAGTGGTTGAATTATTGTCGCAGATGATAACTCTCAACAATGTGGCGGAAGGTGGTGTATCTCTCTCCTTTGACAAGAAGGAAGTGGAGACACGCATCAGGAGGCTGTGTGGAGAGGTCGGACTGGATAGCAATGAATTTGTACAACAACCAACAGTAAGATACATCGGGGAGTGATGAGAGGTAAGCTCTTATACAAGATAGAACAGGGAGGGGGAGTCGTTGATGGCGACACTGTCCCTGTCATCTCTTCATGGAGTCCAAAGGCTATGGATTGCACCTATCAGGCCAATACCATAAGCAACAAAGGGCGATATGAAGGAGGGGCTTTCATCACATCATCATATACAATTTTGATTGACGAAATGGACTTCAGTGCCAAGATGGTCAGGCTTATTAACACCAGAGGTGATTTGATTTGTGAGAAGGTCATACAAAGCATTGAGGTATTGGAAGAGGTTCAAAAGGTTAAGATTACCATATGATGTTTAACATCACCCAGAAGACAGGTTTGGCAGAGATAGATAGCTATATCAGGCGAAAGATTGAGGAGAAGGAGATTGCAATCGTCTCTGCCTTGTCTTATGTGGGTGAGCAATGTGTAAACGAAGCAAGGGACAATGGCAGGTACATCAACAGAACAGGCAACCTGAGGAGTTCAGTAGGCTATGTCATAGCCAAGAATGGCCTTGTTGTTAGTGGTGGTGGATTCACACAGGTAGCACAAGGTTCGCAGGGATCAGGAGAGGGGAAACGCTTCATTGACGAGTTGGTAGCCAAACAGAAGAAAGGCATATACCTGATAGTGGTGGCAGGGATGAAATACTCTGCCTATGTGGAAGCGAAGAGTCTCAATGTTCTCTCTTCAGCAGAGCTACTGGCCGAGTCATTAGTTCCAAGCATATTGAAGAAATTAGGTTTTGTTAAGAGATGAGCAAGGTAGGAGGAGAGATAGAGTACGACATTATGCGTCTGGTTCGTGCAAGTGCACTGAGGGATGCTGTCAATGGTGATATCTACTTACAAGGAGCAAGGCCAGTCGGTTCAAACAAGGAAGATATAGTCATCTCCTTTATGGATGGACTGGATGCCCAGATACAGACAGGAATAGTAACTATCAACATCTATGTACCGGACATTGATAATGGCACTGGGGTATTGGTTAAGAACACCTCCAGATGTCGTGAGTTGGAGAGGATAGCTTATAACTCTGCCAAGCAATTCAAGTCATACGGATACTACTTCTCTCTTGGTTGGCTTATCACCAGTTTCCCTGAACCTGATATCCATCAGCACTTCGTCAATGTGAGAATAAGATTTAAGTTAAAGTGTTAAAATATATTTGATTATGTCAGTTTTATCTTGGGGAAAACCAAAGATTGAATTTGGTCTGTTAGGAGATGGCGATACTCTTCCTACTGTATGGAAGGAGATGCCAGAGATAGTTGAAGATACTTCTAAACTCATTCCCACAAAGGGAGAGAAGAAGGAAGCTACTGGAGAAGGTGGTGAGGTGATTGATATTCGCCACAAGAGGAATAAGTATCTCTTTGAGTGCGAGGTATTCGTTAAGAAGGGAGATGTTAAACCCATTGCCGATAACGATGGTATCGTTTCAGGCAAGTATGCAGTTAGGCTCACTCCAGAGGATGATACTCTTGAAGGATTCATTATGGAGAAGACCACTGTCTCTGCTGAAGAGACCTGGTCAAGTGCCGATGGCAAGAGATGGAAATACTCTTTTGATGGCTTGAAACCATCATCAGGCAACATACTAAAACCTTATACCAAAACGCCATAATTGGTTGTAAATGACAAACGGAAAGACGGACTTGTCGGTAGGTGGTTAAACCGATAACTGCGGTTGCTCCTTATGGAGGAGATGTATCTGCGAGGCAGACATTCGGTTCAACTCCGACAACCTGCACTACAAACCTATGCAAGTATGAAGAGAAGGATAGAGGAGAAAGCATCAGATACCATTTTGCAAAGGAAGAAGAGTATTATGGTCGGAGGAGTCAATTATGAGGTTTCTCCTCCTTCCATAGCTACTCTGATTGAGGTTTCAGGATTGGTATCACAACTCCCCAGAGTGCAGTCTGAGGGAGTAAACATAATAGAGGAGGTTATTCGGACAGCTAAAGATTGTCGTGTTATTGGGGATATTTTGGCTGTTTTGATACTTGGACCAACCACCAACCCCAAAAACACAAAACATCGTCTTTTTGGCCTTAAAAACAGCTTCCAGAAAGAGTATTCCAGACTGGTAGAAAAGATACTTTATGACCTTTCACCAAGTGAGGTGAATAGTCTGACTATGGAACTTCTCAAGTTGAAGGAGATACCCGATTTTTTCGCCATTACCGCTTTCCTATCAGAAATAAATCTACTGACTCCCACAGGGAAGGCGGTGTAGATGATAATGACAGTATATGGGCTATGGTGGGAGGATTAACCAAAGCCTATAACTTAACAATCACCTACGTTCTTTACGAATTGAGTTACATCAATTTGGTGATGTTCAGTTCTGTCCTTCCCACCTATGACGATGCTAAACCAGAAAAGAGGAGAATGAAGGGAGATGTCATTGATTGTGATAATCCCAAGAACAGGAATGCAATAAGGAACTTAATAGCGGAGATGGATGAATAACAGTGATGGAAGGATTTGGTGGTTATTAGGTTTAGACAACACTCAACTTCAGAGGGATGCCAATGTCACTAAGGAGCAGTTCAGGAGGTTAGGCAACACAGCCACAGAGGAGGGCAACAGGATAAACACAGCCTTGAGGAATGCAGCCGCAGGATTAGCGGCCTTCCTCTCTATTCAGCAACTGGCTCAATTCTCAAGAAGCATAGCAGAAGTAAGGGGTGAGTTTCAGCAGTTGGAGGTAGCCTTCAAGGTTATGCTTGGCAACAAAGGTCAGGCTGATAAACTTATGGCTCAGTTGGTGAAGACAGCGGCTACCACTCCCTTTGACCTTAAGAGTGTAGCAGGAGGGGCAAAACAACTTCTTGCCTATGGCACAAGTGCAGAAGAGGTGAATGAGATACTCATCCGATTGGGAGACATAGCCGCAGGGTTATCCATCCCTCTTGGGGACTTGGTGTATCTGTACGGAACGACGATGACGCAGGGTAGGATGTTCACTATGGACTTGAGGCAGTTTATGGGAAGAGGTATCCCTATGGCCGAAGAGTTGGCAAAGATATTCGGTGTTGCTAAGGATCAAGTGGCAGACCTTGTGTCGGAGGGTAAGGTTGGTGCTTCAGAGATGAAGAAGGCCATTGAGAATATGACCAGTGCAGGTGGTAAGTTCAACAACCTGATGGCTGAACAGAGCAAGACCATCACTGGCCAGATTTCCAATCTCAAGGATGCCATTGACTCTATGATGAATGAGATAGGTCGTTCTAATGA